TACCAAAAAGGTTTTGCACCATTTGGTGGAATAGGTGGTGTATTGGTTGCAGAATCTGTGCCAGCAAATGGCAAGAGCGATTGGACTCTAGTCAATAGAGACAGATATAGAAGAATAGTCAATAGAGAAAGAGATAAAAATGGAGAAAGTATTTTAAGTGAACAAGAATTTGATTCACAATTTTTTTCAAAGGGTGCTAGAAAATTTAACAATGATAGAGCAGCTGTTCTAAACAAACCAGGCGTGGCAGGTGATGATGAAAGACAAAGTTTCTTTGACAACAGAGTACCATTTACATCTAACCCAACAGGCAATAAAGAAAGAGTTAACTTTGATCAAAGTATAAGTGATCAAAGAATTGTAGATCCTAATGCAACTCCTGAACCTCCTAGCACAAGTGATGAAGATGGCGATAGAACTGTAGAGTTAGAAGTAGTACCACTAAGTGGTGCTGGTGGAGACCAAAGTTCTGATAACTCCAATCAAAACACTGACCCAGATGCTAGACCAGGAAATGAGGTACAAGGATTTTCTGGACCACCAACACCTGGAACAGACACTGCCCCTACAGATGGTGATGAGACTACTACTACCACCACTACTACTAGTGATACAAATGCAGTAGCTCTTTCAAATGCACAGAAGGTAGGTGGTACAAATGAGCTACTTCAATATCCTCTCATTGCACCTCCACCTGGAATGGAGTTTGATTATATTCAAATCACTGCCTATGAATATACACCTTCTGGTTTAAATCTATCATCCAACAGAGCAGTATCAGCACTTAAAGGTGAAGAATACGAAACTGTTCAATTACCAATGCAACCAACTATAACAGAAACAAATTCTGTAGGTTGGACCAATGACACTATTAATGATATTCAAAAAGGATTTGCTGATCTTTCATCTGGTGTAATATCCTTTGCAGATACTGGAAAAGGGTATGAATTACAGCAAGCAATTGCAGGAGGACAACAAGCAATAAGAGATCTAATGGCAAGCCCCACAACTAAAAAAGCAATTACTGCATTTTTTGCTGGTCAAGCAGTTGGTGCCAATCTCATTGGAAGATCAACAGGTGCAATCATTAATCCCAATCTTGAATTATTGTTTACTGGTCCTGGTCTTAGAACATTTAATTTTACATTCAAACTTACTCCAAGGAACAGAGAAGAGTCAGAAGTTATAAGAAAAATTATTAGAGCATTCAAAAGAAATAGTGCTGTCCAAAAAGATACTGCTGCATTTTTTCTAAAATCTCCCAGAATTTTTAAACTAGAATACATTTATAAAGGTGGTAAAGATGGTGGTCAACACCCCTACCTAAATAAATTTAAACCCTGTGCTCTTACTAATTTTTCTGTGAACTACACACCAGATGGATCATATATGGTGTTCAATGACACAGGTTCGCTCACTGCATATGATATTCAATTATCATTTACTGAAATTGTACCAGTATATGCTGATGATTATAATGGTCCTGACACAGACATGGGATTCTAGAAATGTCACAAAATTATTTCAGTTATATTCCTGATTTTAACTATGTTAGCAGAACTCCTGATACTAGGATCATTGATCAATATACTAAGGTAAAAAATCTTTTCAAAAGGGGTATTATAAACCCTAACCTGCTTAGAGATATTACAAACTTTGTTCAGTACAAAATTGTAGGTGATGAAAGACCTGACAATGTAGCAGAAAAATATTATGGTGATTCAAATTTAGATTGGTGTATACTTTTAACTAACAATATCCTCAACATAGAAACTGAGTGGCCTCTTTCACAGGAAAGTTTCTATAATTATATGATTGATAAGTATAAAACTGAGTCAGAATTTGAACAGGTACATCATCATGAGACAGTAAGAATTTTTGATAGTCAAGGAGATTTAATCACACCAGGTGGACTAGAAGTGTCTAGTGATTTTTCTGTCACTTTCTTTGATGATGGCATTCAACAGCAGCAGACTATAAAAAGGTTGAATGCGATAACAAACTTACAATATGAGACTCAGAAAGAGGAAAGCAAAAGGAATATATTCTTACTGAAAGATTACTATGTTGGTGTCATAATGGATGAGATGGAAACATCAATGCCATATAGGAAAGGTTCTTCCCAGTATGTCTCACCTGATTTGGTGCAAGGTGAGAACATTAGGTTATATTAAAAAAGTAATAGGACAAAAAAAATCCCAGGAATTTTTTTCCCAGGATTTTGTAATCAATTATTGAATTTCACTCAGCTGTCAGCGAGTTTTGCAAAGTACGACATAGGATCATCATCGTCATCAGAAGTGGATGTCTCTGGGAGAGTTGGTTCCTTTGCTGCCTTGTAAGAGTCTTCAAGCTTTTGCATGACTTCCTCTTCACTAACTGACTTACGTTCAGTGGCTGCATAGTTGTCATACTCGGTCTCCTGTGCTTCTTGACGTGCTTTTGCTTTATTTCCCAAAACATAATCAAGACGTTTCTTCAGTTCATCATAAGTCTTGAACTGATCATCAGCAACAAAAGCAGTTAGTGAATGCTCTTGCTTCCAGATGGATTCCATTGCATCATCATCATCTAGTAGTGGACTAGTTGATGCAAATTCAGATGCATCATAGTTCCAGTAACCTGCAACTTTCTTCAACTTCAGTTTGAAGTTAGCACCCTGCCAGAAATCAAAAGGATTGATTGCAGTCTCATCCTCAAACTCAGGTTGCATTGCTTCCATGATCTTATCAAAGATCTTCTTACCAAACTTATACAGAAAGACTTTGCCTTCATTCTGTGGGTTTGCTTTGTCCTGCACAACATAGATGTTGGCATAGAAGGACAGTTTGCGCTTTTGCTTACGCACAATCTCTTTGTTTGCTTCACTACCACTGTTCCACAACTCACGATTGAGTTCACCAATAGGATCTTTACCACCAATGGTAGTCAAAGAATTCTCAATGTACCAACCACCAGGACCCTGGAAGGCGTGAGAGAACAGTTTTACCCAAGGGAGTTCCTCTCCATCAGGGGCAGGAAGGAAACGAATAACTGCATATCCATTACCACTTTTGTCCATCTCTGGTTTCCAAAGGCGGTCATCTGCACCACCTCCTCCTTTATTTGTTTTTTCTACTTCCTTGACAAGCTTTGCTGTCAGAGAACCAAGAGAAGACTGTTTTTTTAGGTCTGAAAAACCCATTTGTATTACCTCGTATTAAATGTATTTGGTCTGTGCCCTTTAGCTTGGTGGAGGATCAGGCAGCCTCTAATATAGGATGGATGGGATAAGGTGTCAACCCTCACCCAAGGACTTTTTCATGTTGTCTACAATGTGTGTCATATTGTTGAACACATATGCTAGGTCAACATCAGCAGGGAATCCAAGTTGCTTTGCAGACTCAAGGATACTATCCTTCATTGTCTTAGCTTCAGGATCATCAGACAAACTCAGTCTAGTATAAAGAACTTGCTGCTTCTTAAGAAGTTCCTCTAGCATTTCAACATGCTCTATCTTGTCCTGATTGGACATAGTAGCAAATTCAAATACTTTCATATAGATTTGTTCTTGAAGTTCAGCAATCTCTTTCATCTCAGACTGAACTATTTCTGATTTGAAAAAACTCATTCCGCTCCTTCTACAACCTCAGTAGGTGAAACTTCTGTCTCAGTTGTAGGATTATTTGCCTCTTCAATTTGCTGAAGAACTTCAACAGCTCCACAAACTTTCAGGTACATTTCCCTACTACCTTCAAGTGACTTTTCAAGTTCTGTCTTTTGCTTGAGCAGATTTTCAAGTACAGTAGTGTTTTCAAGTGCCATGGATAATAATCTCCTTCAGTATTTTGCGAAATTTAAATACATCAATATGTATAAAGCTATCATACTTATTGATTCTCATAGATAAGAATTTCCACACAGGGTCAGTCAACTTCTTATCAAAGTTTTCTTTAAACCCAATGATCTTATTCAAGATAACAAAAGTTTCTAGTGAAATATTATTTCCTAGATGTTCTTTAATGATTTGAGGGTGTTTGGTTCCCTCAATCTTAAACATAGCATCAAAGTCTTTATCTGTAAAGACTTCTTCAACTTCTGACTTGAAAGTGTATGAAAGAGATTGTAATCTCTTCTTCCAGTCAGTATAATTTTGCTCACCATTTCTGACAATCTCCCCAATCCATAAAGACTGAGGGTCATCACAAGTGACAAAGTTTGAGACAAAGAATTCAATGACTTCACTGTCATTCTTTTGTCTGCTGAGTTTCTCAAAGAAAAACCTATCACGTCTTTTATAAAAAGATTCTAAGGATGCCCTAGATTTTCCACCATACTTATGGTAGTCATACTTCTCTTTTGTAAAGTGATTTTTCAATCCAAGATAACTCTTGTACGTATCAAAGGGAGTCACTTTAGGTATCATAAAGGAAGTTTAGCATGAGATGTCTTCTTCAATAGGTTAAGTTCAGTTGCTTCTGCTCTCAACTTATCTTTCAATGGTTTTGAAATCAATTTAGGAATTGATTCTATATCAATGTTGTTTCTTTCACAGAAGAGAACAATAGAGTCCATATACTTCATACCTTTATTCTCTTTAGCGATCTTTTCAATCTCTTCAGAAAATCTACGAGTGCAGTAGAACTTGTTCTCTATGATCTTATCAACATTAAGTTCATCAGGCTTTTGCATATTCCTGTAGTTTGAATTCAACAAATTCTCTAACATATTTTGAGAGTAAGTTGATGTACTTTTTCTTGTCATATTCTTCATAGACTTCCACATCTCCATTTTCACAAGTCATAATGATTACAAATTTTTTAACAATAAGACCCTTCATCTCATACAACATACAAGCATATGCTGCACACTGAACAAAGTAATCTTCAATCCACTCACGTGGTTTGGGTTCTTTGGATGTCTTGAAGTCAATGATAGATAACTCATCATCAAACTCAGCAATGCAGTCAACAGAACCAGCAATCCCTAGTTCAAAACTCCACAATGCTTGTTCCTGACATAAGATATTGTCAATCCTATCCAGTGTAGGCTTTGCCTGCTTGAATAGGTACTGTGATAAGGGAAGCACATCAGTAAAAGTAGGTGAGTTATTCAGATACTCTTCAATTAAAGTGTGAGCATCAGTGCCACGATGTGTAGCCTTGCGTGTAATGTTGTTGGCTTCTTGTTCACCAACCCTTGCTCTCCACTTCTTAAACTTGTTTCTATTCCTCCAACTAATCACTGATGTGATAGATGGCATCCTCACAAGTTTCTCAGTTCCAAATACTTTATAGTAACGAACTCCTTCAATACTCTCTCGTTCAATAGGAACGAAAGGAACATCCTGATGATTAAACATTACATACCTAATTCAAGTTTAGCCACAATGTACTCTTTAACAAGTCCACTTCTACAAATGTCCTCAGCACAGAACTCAATTGTATCAAAGGATGGCATATTTTGCAAGATTCTCATGAAGTCTGCAATACCATTTCTCTCATTCTGTTTTGTTAAGTCAGACTGAGTTGCATCACCACAGAAATGGATCTTAGAATTCTCACCTACCCTAGTAATCATTGAGTCAAGTTCATGGAAATTTAAGTTCTGGAACTCATCAACAATCACAATCACATTATCAAGAGTTGTACCCCTAATAAATGATGTAGACCAGAAAGAGATTGTACCCTGTGCTTTGAGATTTGCATAGAGCATATCAAAAGAAGGATCATCAGGCATCTCAAACATATACTTCACCATATTTTTATATGGTATCTGATATAGAGATGATTTATCTTCATGATCACCTGGAAGGAAACCAATTTCTCTGGTAGGTACAAGAGACCTGACAATGTAGATCTTCTCATAAGGTGTCTTGGGGTCCAAGACATCTAGAAGGGCATTGTAGAGAGTGATAAAGGTCTTACCTGTACCTGCACACCCATATGCAACTAAATTTTGTTGCTGCTTGTACATTTCAAAGAAAGTAGTTTGATTCTGAGTCAAAGGCTCAATCTTCTTGATGAAATCAAGATTGATTGGTTTCTTTCTTTTCATGGTTTTGTTACTCATACCAAAGGGCACTGGATTGGTGCTTCCAATTCCTGATTTCTTCTTCGCTGGCATACTATTAATCGTAATGTTTCAGTGTACTACCTGGTTGTTGCTTAGCTTTACCTATAACATCTTTCCAACCTGGATGTTTGGTGTAGATTTTACTCAAAGGATCTCCAACTGATTCAATTCCAAGACAAGGTGCATTTTCTGGTGTATAAAATCTTTCCCAATCTGGATTATCTTTTCTCCACTGATCCCAATCATGGATACTCATTTGGATTTCTTTCTCTTCACCAGTCTCTTTATTTTTTACTGGGTAAGTTGCCACGTGTTTCCTCCATTGTATAGAAATATTTAGTTACCATTCTAAAGCTTCAGCAATGACTGGGAACTGCTCTTTGAAAATCTTCTTGCAAGAATTGGCAAGGTCCATATGTTCTTTTTGCGTCCCATGTGAAGACCTCAGTTCAATATAATGAATCCAACTTCGAACTGAGCCTGTCATATACATTTTTGTCGGAACTGCCAAGGGGAGTACAAAACGAGCACACTCCTTTGCCACTCCAGCATCCAGCATTTGGTTATATAATGCAAGAGATGAACTGAATAGTGTGTTCATTTGTCTGTTGAGTTTTTCAACAATCTCTGGATCAAGATCATCAATACTATTCTGACGATTCTTATCATCCTGACGTCTCAGTTCAGGCAGATCAATCTCACTACTCAAAAGATTAGTGCTGGCATATCTCTGTGAAAATTCTTGAAATGTAAACGACCTATGTCGCAATACTTGAGCTGCCAATCCCCTTGTAGTAGAGATCTCAAGAGACATAAATGCTTGCTCAAAGATGGACCAGTGCTGGTGCTTGATACAATACTTTAAGAGACCTGCAATCTTTTCACTATCCTGATTATTTGGATTAGATACACGTGCACAATAAGCAATATGCTTTTCTGCTTCAGGTGTTACTGAGATGAGTGTGGCTGAGTTCATTATGCTTCTTTTTCCTGTTTGCGAATCTTTTTAAGTTCTTTAAGTTCAGACTTGATGATCTGATATGCATCTTCAGATGTAATTTTCTTACCCATTTCCATGGCAATGGTGAATTCTACCCTTGTACCAAAATGCTGTAAGGCTCTCTCAAAAGAATCTAGTTCCTCATACATCTTTTTTATACCACTTGACGTTGTTATAATATGCGTTGAAGTAAGCAACTAATCCACTGGTAGTTTTATTACCTTGTGAAACCCAGGTATCTGCACACTCATAGATGTCTTGTGTGGAGTATGGTTGTTCCTCTATTCTAGCACTTCCATATTTATTTAATAAGACTTTGATACACTGTCCTCTTAACTCAAGGCGATCATCTGAGTAACGCCAGTCTTCATTCATCATCTTCAAATACCTCATCATAATCTGCAAGGGGAGGGAGGTAGTTTGTCTCCTTAACATATGCATCCTTATCAGAATACACCTCTGACTCCAAAGCGTCAACAATTATTTTTAATTGCCTTAGAATTGCTTTAAGATTGTCTTTCTCCATAAAAAAAGGGAGGATATAAAGTCCTCCCATTCTAATCTATTCAATTGTGATTGTCAATCACTTTGAATAAGCACGACCACGGTAGCAAAAGGTGCCATGAGTCTCTTTAGACTCTACACAACGTGTCTTATACTCAACACCACGATATGAGGTGTGATTAATCTGAGCGTCATGCAGTGCAGCTGCCTTTTCAATTTGCTTTTTGATGATATTAAGGGTGTTCATGAGGTTACTCCTAAAGTAGTTGGATTTTTAAGTCCGTTCCTTTAGTCGTTTGCGTCCCAATAGCATTCAGGATTTGACTCCTTCATAACTTCAACTAACTCTAACCTCAAAACATTATCAATGTTCTCATTTTGCTGCATACGCAACATGATGGCATCAGTCTGTTGACAGGTAAGAGATGTGTATAATAATAATTCAATCATGGGATGAACGCTCCGTTCCGCGACTTACTTGCGTCCCACATAGTGGGATGAACGACAGGTCTAGTATAGACCATTGTAGCTATTTATGTCAAGCCATTTCTTTTTTTGTTTTGAAGTATAATTTGTAGTAAGGTTTCTTCATTTGATTAATAGTCTCAGCATCCTCTTTAAAACCCATATATTTTAATTGCTGATAAGAACCTTCAAGTTCTGAGAGAAGCATCAAGATATACTCAGGACTTCTAGGTCTTCCTCCTGGTTGATAGTGATCATTAGGAATCAAAACCCTTCCTCCTCTGCCTCCTCAATCATCTTAGAGACTACATTCTCTGTACCATCCATAGTCTTTACAGCAAAAAGACTTGATCTCTGATACTTTTTTACCTTCTTATACTTTTTTAAAAGTTCTTGGACTTGATCTTTTGGTACTTCAAACTCAACATCAAATCCTTTATCTTTATCAATATTCATTTTCTTTTTGATGCAGCAGATTTAAGTTCTTCTTGAGATTTCCATAGTTTAGG